TATTCCATACTTGTCAACACTTTTTTACATTTTTTTGAAATTAATTTTTCAAATATGATATATCCCGCTTTTTTACAATGTTTTCGTTGATTTGAAACAACAGTTTTACTGACTTCATAAAAAAGAAAAGAACACTTGCGTGTCCGAACTGAAAATTTTTATTAAATTAACACTCGTGCATATTTCTCCTTTCGTTAATCGTATGTTCATATGTCTAATTATTTCATTTTGAGTACCTTTAAAAAAGTGAGTGGCTCAAATTCAGTATTTAAGCCACTTTTTTAGTGGACTAGACGGGAGTCGAACCTATTATTTTTCTCCCAAATTATCAGTATTTATGCGTGGTGTAATGATTTTGGGGAAATTTTGGGGAAATTTCTAATTTATTCTTTATATATAGGAAGATTCATCCAAAGTTTTCCATTTTAAGACTCTGTGTCTTCGATTATTGTATGCTCCACTCCGTTGACCTCCTCGGCAAATTTTTTCATCATTGTTGTGAGCTGTCCTGCAGCACTTACTCCGGCTTTCTTGCAGGCCTGTGTGTATTCATCGACTACCTCTTTTTTAAGCTTGTAGCTTTTGGATATCCAGCCTGCCTTTTTGGCATATTTCTCTGTTGCCACAGTTTGTGGTTTTGGACTTCCTACTGGCATTATTTCTTTTTCTCCTTTCTGTATTTCTGTATAGCATCAATTATCATATAAACGGATGCAAGCATTAATAGCGCTGATGTAAATATGCCTTTTTCCGATGCAATATATATGACCAATGATGCTAGTAAAAATAATTCGCTGAATCTTAGTCTTTTCATATATTATCAAATGAGCTATAATGTTTTTGAAGAGGAGCGGGGCTTTCGCCCCTTTTCCTCAATTAAGAGCCTTTGTTATTGCTTCAATCAGTGTTCCCAAGCCTGCTAAGAAAGTTCCTAGCCCTATTAGCAGTTTAGCTGTTAAAGCAATCAGGCTCTTAATTTCTTTTTTTCTCCTCTTCTTTCGTTTGCTCATTGTCTTATCTCACCTCCTGATATTATAATATCATATGGTGTACCATATGTCAAGTGTTATTTAAAATTTATTTAACTTTTTTCAAAAGATAAAGGTATCCGCCAGTCTGACAGATACCTTTATTTTTGATGTAATTATTTAATTTGTTGAGTCGGTCGGCAGTTCATTGGTATACTTTGATAGTGCCTTTTTGACTGTGCGCCACACCTTTTTGACTGGTAAACCGCACAACGACATATTCTTCAGTATGCTTACAATCTCATATGCTACATAGAGCAGTGCGAAGAACTCCATCGTTCCAACCGTCTGCCCCGGAAGATATGCTCTTGCTTCTTTTGGAATAAATCCGATGAGGTTCAATCTGATGATTGAATCGACCAGAGCCAGGAGCACAAGAGACATCAGCATACCGACCTTCCTGATTGCTCCGTTGATTCCAAAGTTTGAATTGAACTTTTTCTCCTTGATTGCTCGTAGTACTCCGAAGATAGTATCCATTACTATGCATATTACTACTATCTCCATAATTTTATTGCTTGCTGTTGTTATAAAAAATCTTGTAATATCGTTCATCATTTTTTTCCTTATCCTTTCAAGAGTCTGTATGTTGTGAGTAATCCGACATATGCATCCTGTGTCAGTCCTCTGTTCTTTTGGAATACCTTCACGCATTTAGAAAGATAGTCCGTCCACTTTCCGTAATCTGTATCTAGCTTTGTGAAGCTGTATACATCGTGCAATGTTTTTCTCAACCACTTGATTGCTGTCGGGCAGTTATGCTTCTGACCACTCCACAAATTGTGGCTCTTTGCGAATGCCTGCGAGTCGGCTCCAAACTTGCCATCTTCTTTCAAGGCATCAGCTCCTTTGAGGTCGAAACCTACATTCATAGCGTGCTGCCATTTTCTGACTGCTTCACTTTCCAGGTAATAGTCAACATCGCCCTTCCAACTCTCATCACTCGGCTTGGCCGGCGCGGGTGCAGGCTGGCTTGTTACTGTTGTATCATTTGCCCCAAGCTCCACATATAAGAGGTTGGCATCCGTGCTATTGCTGAGTCCGGAGCAGGTGAATGCACTGGTGTACTGCCATCCGTACAGGCTGTGCACAATTGCCGGCTTCTTGGCATCGTTCGGATTGTCCCCGATTGTCATTCCTTTAGTGGATGGGTAGCGGGCTATCCAGAACGGACAGTTAATCTGATTAGCATATGGTAGGATGTAAGTATTGTAGAAACTGAGTCCGGTGTATACTCCGAAATCAAGCCCTGCTGCCTTGATTTCCGACTGATATGTGTTGATGATGTCGATTAAAGTCTGTCCAAGTCCCTGCTGGCATCTGTCCTCCACGTCAAGCCATACGAAGGTCTTTCTTCCGGCAAGTATCTCAATCACTCTCTGTGCATCCGTCTTTGCCTTTCCTGTTGTAGTGGCATATGAGTAATTATATACGCCCTGTATCGGCATTCCGGCTTCTGTGCAGCCCTTCCAGTTCTGTTCGAAGGTCTTGTCCGGGTTTAGGTCCTTTCTGATGATTTTTAAGATAGCGAACTGTACACCAGCCCATTTTACTTTGCTCCAGTCTATTGCGCCCTGGTATGATGATACGTCAATTCCTTTCATCTCGTTCTCCTTTCTCAATGTCGTCTGTGTCACAATATCTTCTCATGTTATATTCAAGTATATCCATTTTCCGGTCGGTGCTTTTTATGTTTTGTCTTAATTCAGCTTTTACTGCTTCCTCTATTTTCGACTGTTCTATCGCTGTCTGCTGTTTCTGTACGATATCGGCTAATTCCTCTGTGACATTACATAGCCCCGATATTATCTCGAGCGGGCTCATTTTTTCTCTCCGTTCGAGTACTTCTCCCCGGTAATATACTCATATTCATCCTCTGTGATCCGGCCACTCTCTACTCTGGCCTGCATTTCCTCTTTTGTGATTCTTTTGCTTTCATAAAGTCTTTTAAAGCTTTCTACAAGTATCCTCATTTACAGTTCCCCCTCATTCATCAGCTGCATGGTGTAGTTGTCAATAGCTTCATTGTCCGAGTGCTCATTAATCGCCTTGGCCTGTTCCATTGCAATAAGATACTGTGAGTATTCGTCCTGCGTCAGCTCACGTTCTTCGTACTCCCAATGCTTAGGCTTATAGGCAAAATCATCTTCACTTCCTGTCGCTTCAACCGACTTAATATTTTTTCGCTGATAAACGATATTCGGAGAAGATGTTATATCAATATCAAGCGGCTTGTCCGATTGCATACTTTCTACGAGCTTGTATTCTGTCATATTCAATGCACCTTACCTTTCTGTTTATTACTAAAATTTTAATATGTTCCCTGTTGCAAGTTATTTGTATGAAAGGGAAGCTCCGACGTTCCACCCCCAGTGATCAGCCTCGAAGTTCAAGAACACGTTGAGCGCACCACAATGCCGTCCTTCGCTCAGGGTGCCACCGAAAAAAGCAAAGGCTATAATTGCAATATTAAACCGACAGCCGTCAGGATAATAGGTCGATGACGAGCCTGTAATCACTGTTGGGAACATGCCTAATGCCGTATACAGCATATCTCTGATATATCCACCGTTTGTACCGCTAGGAGTCGAATTAGGTATCTCGATATAACCGGTTCCGTCAGTGTTGTAATTAGTTGCACTGCTTCCGTCTTTTACGGATGGGGATAATTTAACCTTTGCCGTACCATTGGCAAGGATAAGTCCAACTGTTCTTCTGCACTGATTGCCATAATAATTCTCCATACCAAAGACTTTAACTCCGGCTTCTGCGGCATTCTCACCCCAAAATAATCCTTTGCTGTTCATTGTGCCAGTTTTAAGAAGGAAGTACTCGCCATCGGTAGTTTCGCTGCTCATGCCTCGTCCGAATACATCTTGCGTCTCGGTAGATTTTCCCATGATAATAAGCAAAATGTTAATCAAAAGTCTGTCAACATATTGCTCGATTTCATAGCCTGTACCATTGGCTCTTGCATATGTCATTTCCTGACTAGCCGTTTTTGACTTAATAACTGTCTGACCGCTTATCGAGCGCAGTTTGTTATTGCTGTCAAGAGAGCCGTTATAAATCGGTGTGTAGAAATGAGCTTTTTCGTTGCCGTTAATGTCGATGAAGTTTAGATTTTTAAAATCCTTATCTGCTTGATAATTGGCAACATAAAGGCTTGCACTGTTAGGATTGCCCTTATCCGGTTCTATCTTCCACCATATCAGGTTGGTACCGTCTCCCCACTCCATCATGGCATTGCCGTTATAATTCACATTCGTGATATCTGAAGCTGTACCATCCGCTTTCTTGCTATAGTCATTTTCATTCAGGTAATAATCTACCGTTCCGTCCGTCTTGAGCATACACGGACGTGGCAGGAAGAAGGCGTTCCCCCATGAGCCATATTCAAACTTCCCTGTTGTATAGTTCATCTTTGCCGGTGTCATGCCTGCTGCATCTGCCAGATATCTGACTGATGTTGATGGATTGCTGTCTCCGCTGTTGATGTGCACTCCGTACACTACTTTCCCGCCGCTCATTTTTGTGCTGAGGGCTTTAATGCTCTCAGCGATTGCTTTTCCTGTTGTATCCGAAATAATATCTATTCCGCTCATATTTAATCCTCCTTGCTCACGTTGAGTAACCCTTCCGGTGTGACTGTGAACGTGATACCGTGTCCATTGGCTTTATCCTTACATAGTTCTGCCTGCTCTTTTGCTTCCAATGCCGCATCATTGGCATTCATTGCCGCATCGTTGGCATTCATTGCCGCATTGTTGGCACCTCCAGCTGCTGCATCTGCATCTTGTTTTGCGACAGTTGCATCGATTGCAGCTCTCTGTGCCGCTTCTGTCGCTTTGTCGGCTTTTGATGTAGCCGTATTCGCATCTGATGCTGCTTTATTTGCCGCTGCAGTTGCATTATTTGCATTTGTGGTTGCGTTCTTCGCGTTTGTGGTGGCCGTGTTTGCATTCGTGGTAGCAGTCCTTGCAGCCGTTGTGGCTGTGTCTGCATCTTGTTTTGCGGTAGTTGCATCAAGTGCGGCTCTCTGCGCCGTCTCTGTCGCTTTGTTGGCATTTGATGTAGCCGTATTTGCATCTGATGCTGCTTTATTTGCCGCTGCAGTTGCATTATTTGCATTTGTGGTGGCTTTATTTGCATTTGCGGTGGCCGTGTTCGCGTTTGTGGTTGCGGTCTTTGCGTTTGTGGTCGCAGTATTTGCGTTCGTGGTCGCAGTCCTTGCGGCCGTTGTGGCTGTATCTGCATTGGCTGCTGCCTGCTTTGCGATATTAGCATTCGTGGTGGCTGCCTGTGATGCCTGGTCAACTGTGTTCAGTACTGATGCAAGTGACAAAAACTCTTTATCACTTGTGAATCCATCTTCTTTGTATACTGAACTGACTATTTTGGTGTAAAAGGTTGCTGATTTGAGCTCTTTTGAGTCCTTTGTCAGCATTATCTCACCCTTGCCGGTACCGGATGCCGCAAGCATCTGTTCTGTATACGTTACGAGAATCTTGTTGCCTGATATCGTACAGTTGTTCAGGACCTCATTGCCGTCAGGCTTGTAGTATTTGATTCTCGCTGTAGTTCCGGCTGGTATTGTAAATACCTGCTTATTCTGCAGGAGTGTCACAGCTACTATTCTTGAGTTCTTATCGCCCTGTTTTACTACGACATATTCAAAAGGGCTTCTGTCGTCAAGGTCTACTGTGATTTCCTGTGTTATTTGTAGATCTGCCATGTCTTATCCTCTCATTCCTCGGGTTCCCTGTTCACTTTGTCGGGTGTGCCTGTTACTGTTTTGCCTATAGAATTAATTTCTTGTTGTGTATCGTTTCTTGTTTTGCACTCGTTTGTCTTTTTATCACTATACTCCATGCTTGCCTCCTAATAGTTATTGCTTGTGGTGTTCCATCCTGTTATTATTCCGTTCTTAATTGTGATGTTGCATCTTTCGACTTTCGTGATGCCGTTGCTATTCCATGAGAGCCCACTAATTAACGACATGGTTCCGCTGGCATATTCTATATCCCAACCTTTGATTAATCCGTTTTCAACCGTTATTCCTTCCTTATTTTCAGGGAAAAGTTTTCCGCTAGCTGTGTTTCTAATCCACGGTGTTTGTTCTTTGTAGGTTTTTGCGTCAATCTGTATTACTGCATCTATATTTGCGCTTGGTGTATCGCCCTCTTCTTGTTGGCAACCTATCGATACTATATCATTGCTGTCGCACCAAAATGCCACTTTATCTCTCCCTGTGCTTTTAACGTATACAGATCCCAGTGCGCCAGCGAAATTGCCATTATTTCGCCAAGAAAATACTTTTACTTCGTTGTTGTTGATATCTATTGATTTTTTGCCTCCGTGAACTTGTTTGAACGTGCCGCTGATTTCAGCGCCTTGGCAAGATAACTTTCCATCTTCCGTCATCTCCGAATTTTCACTCTTCCATGATATCTTTTTTGCCTGGCATCTTATAGCTTCTGCGCTCTGTTCTATTTGGGATGTGACATCGTCGGCCGTGACTTTGCTCTTTATGGTCTCGGCATTTAATTCTATTGCAGCATTAGCCTCCTTTTTGTAGTTTTCGAGATTTGCATTCGCATTGCTCTCTGCTGCATTTGCTGCCTTTTGCGCTGCTGTATTTGCAGCTGTTATCTTCTGTGTTACTGTCTCTTTGGTTTCATATGTCTCTGAGACTCCAAGCTTGATGCTCTTTGCAGTCTGCTCTATTGCTGAGTTCATCTGAGTGGTTGTGGAATACTCTTTAAGCTTTTCATCGGTGGCTGTGTTTGCATTGCTCTCTGCCTGATTCGCTGCCTTTTGTGCTGCTGTATTTGCAGCTGTTATCTTCTGTGTTACTGTCTCTTTGGTTTCATACGTCTTTGAGACTTCCGATGATATTTTTCCTGCCTCTACTTTCAGTGCCGTCTTCATTTCTTCGGTCGTTGAGTATTCCTTGAGCTTATTATCAGTGGCTGTGTTTGCATTGTTCTCTGCCGCATCCGCAAAATCCTGCGCTTTTTTTGTGACGCTGTTCTTGTATTCTACCGACAGCGACTCTGCCTTAATCGTCCCTGCTTTAATAAGCATACCGTTGAGTTCTCCGGTACCAATGAAATCAGCTATTATTGTTCCGTCCTGCTGAATCGCCACATTAAACGGTCCGTTAACTCCATTTGATGAGTGTCCCAGTCCTGCCTTATTCCACCTCCACACGTTCTTGGCGGTCTTGGTGTCCGGAGTGTCCATGACGAAAATCTCTTGTGGATTCTCAGGCGGATAGAGTACTACATAGCCGCCGCTATTGCCGGTGATGGCGGCTGTTGCATCAGCAATTCTTTGTTTGAGGCTTGCTTCCAGCTTCTCTGAGAATGTGGCAGTCTTTATTATTCTGTCAGCCTGCTCCTTGCTCTCAGCTGTAATCTGCTTGGTGAGGTTGGTTCTTGTCTCTCCGATTTCCACGCACTCGGCACGCTCTTTAAGGACATTGTATGTGTATGATACAACCTTCGCCTTTACATCGATGCCAAGCTTTTCAATGATGACTGTTACTATGTCGCACAAGTCTATGCTGTTGAATGTGGCCAGATTCTCATTTCCTTTGATTTTGTTCATATCTTGGAACGAGGCTTTGATGGAGATACTCGGCTCATCGATACCGCTTTGGGCGTATGCTGTTGCAACCTTGCGGAGCATGTCCTCTGTGATTACTATGCCATCATCGAACTTGTCGGAAAAATCCACCGGCTCGCATTTGAGTCTGGCATACCGGTCAGCGTTTGGAGTCTTTATGATGCCCTCTGAAAGCTTCACGAGGATTTCTTCCTCGCTTGTCTCATCCTTCTTGTAACGTGCATATGGGAAGATTGCAGTCACTGTGTTGGCTATGTTCTTCTCCTGTTCGGCTGTGATCAAGTTCTTTCCGTAGCGGATTGACTCTCCGGTATCCTTGCCTCTGTTTTTCCAGAGCTTTATTGTGAAATTGTCAAACTGGTATTCTCCGCCCCATGTGTCAAGAATCGAGCCCTCGACTCCTCCTAACATCTTTCTGACGCTGATTACATCATCTACACTAGTGCTGTTGCGTGTCTGTATATCAGACCATGCCGTATAGTTGTTTGGCACTGCTGCCTGTGAAAGAACCTGCTCAATTGCCTGCTGTGGATTCTTTCCCTCTATCACCGGCTGACATATCGGGTTGCTGTTTAGCTCATAGCTTATATGTTCGGCATAGAATGTATTCACTCCTGCGATTGTCTTTCCGGATTTGTATATTCTGAAAAGCTGGTCATTATCCTTATTATTCGGCTTGGCTTTTATGATTGCATCCTCAGTAAGCTTATCAGCATACACTCCGTTCTCAGGATACTTGAGTGTCAGCTCGAAGGTGCCGTTTCTTACTTCTTTAACTGTGCACTCTGTTGCATCTCTTAAAAATCCTGTACCGTTTCCTGTGAAATCGCTTGTTTTGGCTTCGTAAAGTATTGGTATCATAGGCTACACCACCTTGGTGTTAATTCTATCTTGCTGATGTTTCCGCTCCATCTGATGTCATTTTGTCCTGCTGCAAGCTTCGGGAAGAGTGTTGTCAACATCTGATTGTTGCATAGCGTGTGGTCTTTGTATGCCGTCATCTGCTCGCTGTCGACCTCAATATATCCGTTCACATCCTTGAATGTGTGTGCCCTGTTGTTGATGTACAGAGTTACCGTGCCGGATCCGTATATTTTCATATACGGTAGCGCGGTGAAATTCTCTGTATTGTATATCGTGGCTGCCTGTGACAGTGTGATTACTTTCTGCCCGGCATACGAGTATTTGAATGGATGACAGGTGAATGTCAGGTCTATCTTTCCAATAAGCATAGCTGCCACGTCCTGAGCTGACAGTTCGCTCTCGAAGAGGGCTTCTCTGAAATAGCCCTCCTCGTAGGTATCATCCAGTCTCTTGTAGCCCGGTTCCTTTGAGAGCCATCCTGCAATGGCTCTCGCTGTGTCTTCAATCGAAAAATCGTTATTGTCATCAAGCATCATAAAGCAGCTATATTTCTTTGAAAAATCGCTATACTCGCCATTGTCAAGCTCATCTGTTTTGCTGTTGTAGACAATATTTCCTCTTCCCGGGATATTGATTTTTTCAATCACCGGCTTAGGAGCTCCAAAGACATTATTTTTTGAATTGATTGCTAAACCATATTCCAGTGAGCTGTGTCCATTGTATGTGAAGCTGTTGATGTAGTCCTTAAGCATATGCCGCCTCATCCCTTTCTTTAATCTGTGCAGCCACCTCAAGCACTTCTTCTGTGAGCTCTCTGATATCCTGCTTTCTGTTGTTATAGAAATTTTCAATCTTCATTTCTACCTTTGTGTCTCCTGTTCCTCTCTTGCCGAGTGCTTCGTCAAGTGTCCTGTTCTTGGCTCCGTCGGTCAGAGGTGTGACGATGGTTTTTCCGTTTACTACCTGTAATATCTCCGGGCCTGCCTCAGCTACGATTGCCTGACCTTCCTGAAGCTCTCCACCTTTTGCAAGCTTAGGAAGGCTTAATTTTCTGATTTTGCTGATTGACACCCCGGGTATCTTATTAATTAATCCAATAGCTCCGTTAATCAGTCCGATGGCTCCGTTAATGGTGTTCTGAATCATGCTGATTACTCCGTTGATTCCTGCCTTTACGGAACTGCTTATTGCTCCGGCTATTGATGTGCCGAGTTTTGTGAACGTATTCTTAATTGTGTTCCATAGTCCGGAAAAGAATGAACCAAAGTTTGAAAATACCGCTTTGATTCCGTTCCATGCTGCCCCGAACGTGTCCTTAAAGAATGAGCCTACCGAGCCGAATATCGTCTTGACTGCATTCCAGAGTGTCTTAAAGTAATTTGCAAAGCCGGAAAAGATATTTTTGATCTCATTCCATGCCCCCTTGAAGTCTCCCGACAGCACATCCTTGACAACTGCGAACACTCCCTTGATTGCATTCCATATGGCTGAGAAATATGCCACTACCACATCCCATACCGCCTTGATGATGTTCCAGGCATTACGGAAGAATGAGCCTAGTACCTCGCCTACTACAGAGAATACAACCTTGATATTCTCCCAGATGAGTGTGAAGTACAGTACGGCCACATCCCATATTCCCTTGATTGCAGTCCATGCTACATCAAAGAATCCGCTTAATACAGTTCCTACTACCGAGAAAATAACCTTGATATTCTCCCAGATAGCCTCAAAGTACGGTGATACGAGGTTCCACACCGATTGAATGATGCTCCAGCAATCAGAAAATATCTGTGCTATGTCAGAGCCTATCTGCCTGAGTGTGTCGACTGCTGCCATGATGTATGGCTCTATCAGAGCCCATATCTCCTGTATCTTGGTCCATATGGTTTCAATGAAGCCCTTGATTGCTTCAATAATTGGCTCAAGGAATGATTTAATTGCTTCAAATACTGAATTAACCGCATCTCTGAACCATTCACATTTGTTATACAGCGCAACAAATATCGCTATCAGTGCCGCCACCGCCATAATCACTATCATAATAGGGTTCGCGGCCAGAGTTGTGTTGATTGCCACTATCACAGGCTGTAAGAGTTTGGCAATGTTGATAATGCTTGAGACTGCCGTGCATAGCTTGCCTATGATGATGAGCACCGGTGCCAGTGCCGCAAGTACTGCTATGACCGTTAAAATTATCTGTTTGGTGCCCGAATCAAGGTTTTTGAAATTTTCAGTAAACTCCTTAACCTTCGCACTCACTGAAGCAATCATCGGTTGAAGCATTGCCAGCGCCTCTTGCCCCAAATCCGTTGCTGTGTTCTTTATCTGATTTAGTGCTTTCTTGGCTTTATTGCTATCGGTATCCAGTTTGTTAAAAGCGTCTGTCGTTGCGCCGGCGCTATCATTCATTGCAGCAAGTGTGTTGTTGAAGTCGTCTGCACCATCTCCAAGCAATACCATAGCTGCCTTTCCTGCTTCGCTACTGCTCCACAGGTCGCTGAAGCTCTTGTTATTTTCATCAGCATATTGCTTTAGTATTGCAAGAATATCAGACAGTGAATTTCCGTCAGCACTCAGCTGCGAAAATGACTTTCCTGTTTTTTCTCTCAGGATCAGGTCGACCGATGTTCCTCCTTTTCCCAATTCGTTAAGCATTGAGTTGAGGTATGTTGTACTTTCAGCCGTGGCAATACCTTTGGCTGTCATATCAGCGTATGCAGCGCATAGCTGGTCTATCTGTACATTATTTGCATTCGCCGTTGGGATTACTTTACCCATTGCACTTGCAAGCTCATTAACAGTGGTTTTACCAAGGTTCTGTGTCGTGATGAGCATATCGCTTATGTGCCCTGTCTCGCTTGCTTCAAGGCCGTATGCATTTAAGGATGTTGTAAGTATATCTGTAGCTGCCGCTGTATCCGTGAAGCCTGCCTTTGCAAGCTTGCTGGCATTGGCCACGAAGGTTACAGCATCTGCAGTGTTCACACCTCCTGATATGGCATTATATACAGACTCAGCTATATCATTTGCCGACCGTCCTGTGTCGTCGGATAGTTTAAGTATGGCGGAGCTCATATCATCCATAGACATTACGCTTGAATCGGCTATTGTTGACACTTTGGCCATTGCATCCTCGAAGCTTGATGCGCTTGCTATTACAGCCGTACCTACTGCTGCAGCGGTAGCGCTTACAGGTTTGAGCTTTTCACCCACTCTGGTTATCTTTTCGCCAGTCTTTTTGAAGCCATCTGCCACGTTGTCGAGCTTTTGATTATTGAACTCTTCCGTCTGCTTCTTAAGGCTTTTAAGGTCCTGCTCCGTCTCAACTATCTCACGCTGGATCTCTCTATACTGTTCCTCGCTGGCTTCGCCCCTCGCAAACTGCGCCTGCACCTGTTTTTCTGCCTCTTTGAGCACATTCAGCTTTTCTTTGGTCTGATTGACTGATTCAGCAAGGAGCTTCTGTTTCTGGGCTACAAGCTCTGTGTTCTTAGGATCCAGCTTGAGCAGCTTATTGACTTCCTTGAGCTCGCTCTGCAGGCTTCTGCTCTTTTTGTTCACATCGTCAATGGATTTCGTCAGATTGGTGGTGTTGCCGCCTATCTCGATTGTGATTCCCTTTAATACGCTTTTTGCCATTTAGCTTTTTCTCTCCTTTCCGAATTTTTCTCTCAGGGACTGCCTGTCAGGTTTTGTCTGTTTGATTCGCCAGCAGTTATCCAGATACTCTCTGCCCTTCTCTGTCTGATTCAGGCTATAGATGTATGCCTCTCTCATATAAAAGAGATACTCATCCAGCTCCATCAGTTGTATCTCGTTTAGATTGAGCCCTGTGTAATCCATGACAAGCTTCTCATCCTTTGTCTTGAGTGGGAAGTGTGGTTCTTCCCCGAAGTCGTCCGGATAGTAGGGCAATTTTAGTTTGGGTTCTCAGATACTCCCTGCACAAAATTCATATACTTGGTGATGAATATGCTCATCTCTTCGAAATCGTAATTTTTCGATATGATTCTCGGTGATATCTTTTTCTTCTGAAGATTGTTTGACATGGTTTCTGCCACTACCTCTGCCATGGTGTCCATTGCATCGTCAAGCGATATCTGACTGGTGTCTAAGCTCTGTACTGCTGCCAGCTTGTGGAATGTAGCCTTGACCGGCATCTTAACTGTGAGCTCCTCGCCCTCCTTGTGGATTATTTCTCCATTCTTTCCCTTGATGTCATAGTCCTTGAGTGTGACGTGGAAAAATCTTCTCTTGATCTGATTAAAATTTAATGCGTAGCTTGCCATTTTCTTTCCTTTCTTCTGAAAAACGGCAGCTCAGACCTACTGTGCTGCCGTACATTTTTTATTCCTTCGAGTCCACTACCTGGCTTGCAGTGTCGCTCTCCTCGTAGAAATCGATAAGAGTGCCTTCTCCATCCATCGGCTCTGCTTTGAACTCTGCATCTGTGACAGTTTCCTTGTCCTTTGCAAACGCAAGTGAAAAGCCTGCCTGATTGCTTCCAATAATCATTACGTAAAGGTCTCCGTCAACCGGATCCTCGTAATGGAAACAGATTACATACTTTTCTCTTCTCTGGTTCGAAATTCCACCGAATTTCACTCTCTTGTATGTTTTCTTATTTTTTCCTGTGAACTCGCTGACGCGTGCAGTGTCACACATCTGCTTGAAGACCTGCGAGTTAAATGTCATGATGCCCGTCTTGAGCGTTACCTCTTCCTCGGTCATGACGGTTTTGCTCTTTTTGCCGGAGTCATCCTTGGCCGTGTAGTATGACGGCTTGTACTCAACCGTAGCTCCGCCGGAGATATATGCCATCCTGTTTGTTTCTTTACAGAATTCTGTCGGATCCGGCACTGTTCCTGAGAATGTCTCAATATGCACATTTCCCGAGCCTAAGATAATTTGTTCTTTTTCTTCCATCTTTTATCTCCTTTTCAAATTTTTTCGGTGATATCAAAGTCATATGACGTCTGTACCATGTTCTCGCTGTCAATCTTCACCTGGTTCTTTCTGAATTCAACATCAAACAGAACCTCGCGCTCGATTCTTGATTCGATTGCTTTGTCCGGCTTTCTGTCAGTGTACAGCTCGAATGAAGCACTTATGTCTCTAATCATATTCTTCTGATCAGAGCCTCGCTGTGTCTCATCTATCAGGTAACAGATGTAAGGTAATGTGGGTGCCGGTGTTCTGTTTGTTATCGTAAACTCATTAAGAGCCATCGGAAGATTAAGCTTCTTGAATCGCTCGATGATCGTGTCCAGTGTCATAGTCTTTCTATCCCTTCGCTTATTCCTTTAACAAATCGCTCCTCTGCTTCTTTTTCAACAGGAGCAATGTGTTCAAACGCTCTGACTCTGCCCGAGCCGTTGCGCTTAACGTGTCCTTTTTCAAGCAGGTGCGTTAGCTGATAGTGCTTTTTGTTGTAAACGGAGTATGTGACCTCTCCGGTTAGCTTGGAGACTTTTTTCTCTCTGATTTTGGAGTCCCAGTCTTTGGTATACTTTCCGGTTCTTTCCCGGTATGGTCCGCCCTTTTTCAGTTCGTCGGATGACCACTCTGCAGTGTTCTTTGCCTGTTCATTGACTATCTCTGTGACTGCTCCTGTGTAGTCCTCCATGAGCTTGTTGAGGGTTTCTGCAAGCTCGTCTGATGTGATTTTACCCTCCATACCTGCCTACTCTCTCTGCCGCATAAAGCTCTATCCTGTCATCGTTTCTCGGTCCGTATGTACGGTATATGGTGAGACGCTTGCCGTCGTATATGCACTCCGGCTGTCCGTCATATTCGTTATTCCAGACCGTGAACTTATTTGAGGCCTTGAAGCCTCTCTCTCCTGCTGCCACGAATTCATCCCGGCCGGTGCTTTCGACTTCCGCAAAAACTTCTGTCTTCTCGTCAGTTTCATCAGTCTCGCCCGGATGTATAAGAGTGATTAGCGCATCCATAACGTCACTCCTTTGGCTGTCTGTATTTTCCACCTTTAATCTTGGTGAGTGTCATGTTATAGCACCCAATCAATCGCTCATAATCGCCATTGATTGAGTAATTTGCCTTAACGTAATTAAGCACCGCCTCAATCACGAGAGGGTCTTCCAGCTCATCAAGGTATGTCTGATACACTCCGATTCTTTTTAAGTCCGTGAGCGCGACATCGATGAGCTGGCTTACGTCTTCATCCAGCATGTCAGTGGAGCTTTTTCTCACTCTGATTTTTGCTCTTTTTAGTAATTCCTCTCTCGTCATTTAAGCTTCTCCTTTTTTACGCGTCCGCTTTCTTCACACGGATAAATCCATTCTTGGAAGCCACTGAGCCTCCTACGAAGATATCTGCACGGTAAGCAACCTGTCCCTGCTTGAACTTGTAGTCGGTTGACTTTCTCGCATCGATATCAGAGAAGATTGCAAGCTCGTAGTTCTCGAGCGGGCCGTATGCCATCTCATAAGAGCCTGCTGCAGTTGCCGGATCTGAAATAGCCTTGCATGCGCTGTTGATGATGTATGGTACACCGTCAATGGTTCCTGTGTTTCCGTGATTTACGATTGTGTAAACCTTTCTGCCCTGCTTGTCTCTAAGCTTTGCAAAGGCCTTAAGGTCTTTCTTGTTGAGAATAAGGACAGCGATATCCTCGACCTCTTCCTCTCCACCATAGCTGTAGATGATTTCATCCAGTGTATCTGATGCAATCTCTGTGATTGTGGTGATATCTGTCTTAGGGTCAATAACCTGCTCATTCTCCTGTACCGGATTGTAGAAGATACCCTTAAGCTTAGAGGTTGAGCCATCTCCGATAAGAATCTGACGGCTGATGTATCTCCTGATAGCCATAGTCACAGATGACTCGACTACTCCGTCATAGTCAGCATCAGGAAGCTTAATCATCTCCTCCGGCTCCTCTGTGTACGCTGTGATCTTCTCTTTCTTGATGGTTACATATCCGAATTTTGGTTCGGTCGGGTTGTAGTCAGCGCCCTCCTCTGATGTGCCGGCGCCGTCTCCATATGACTCAACATATCCTCTCTGATATGTCTCTCCACCCGGTAATGGGATGGTCTTAACCCTGTCAATGAGGCTTGATACATCGTTGAAGGCTGGCTTCAGGTCTGATGCCTCGTGTGATGGGAGTACCGTCTGAGCTGTGGAAAGAGCATTTTTAATCTTTGTTGACACGAGCTTCGCAGCGAATTTTACCGCATTGCCGTTTTTAATACTTTTTCCGCGTTCTGAAAGCTGGTCAAGTGCTCCATTTGAGCCCTCGCCCTTATTTGCGTCGTCATCAGAAGCTCCTGCCTCTGATGCCATGGTTGCAAGTCTCTGTCTTGCCCTTGCGTCCTGGAGGATGCCATTGATGATGTCAGCCTCCTCAAGAATCTGATCAAGTACCTCGCCCTCTTCATCATTTGCGAGTGAATTAAGCTCTTTAAGTCTTGCTTTTAAGTCTTTTGCGCTCATTTTCATGAGTGCATCTCTGGTTAGTGCTGTGTACTCCATGTTAATCTCCTTTCGTGAAGTTATTTATTGTGATTTTTTTGATTTGATCACGCTTTTTTGTAATCTGATCGCGTTTTTTGGCGCTGTCTGCAGCGTCTTTGTTCTTTTTTGCTGAATCCATCGTTTTTTTGACATTTTCCGGAATGTCAGCATAATCTGTGACTGCTGCCACGTATTCTTTTGTATCTCCTACCTCGATATCGAAGTATTCAGAAGCATCGGCTCCGTTCAGCCATGTCTCTTTGTCCATCAGTTCCTTGATGGTGTCGATAGATACACCTTCTTTCAGGTGTTCTGCGTAAATATTCACAATGCCTGTGGATATCTGATCCAGGTCATCTGCCATCTTTCGCAGTTCTTCCGCATTGCCTGTCGCTGACGTCCACGGATTATGAATCATCAGGAATGCATTGGACGGTATCGTGGGCTTATTGGAGCCTGCGAATGCAATTACCGAAGCTATTGAGCCGGCAAGTCCGTCAACGTATACGTTCACCTTATTGGACTGAGCATGACGCCTAAGCATGTTGTAGATTGCGATTCCGGCAAATACCGAACCTCCTCCGCTATTGATATATACATTCAGGTCCTTGCCCTGCTGCTCGTTAAGGAAATTCTTGATTGCATCCGGATACTGGTCTTCATCCTGCCATGCACCCCACCAGTCGGAGACGATATCTCCATAGAAGAACAGGTCTGCGCTTGTATCTGTCTGATTTTTGATTTCCAAGTTTTTAAATAATGGCACGTTAACCACCTCCTGTCTGATTTGCTTCGCTATCGGAATTACTATCAGAGCCTATCTGATATATGCTCTGTTCGTCTGCCTTGACATAATTGAGAGACACCATTCTTACATCACCGTCCTCAATCGGTTCATAGTACATCAGCTCTCTGAACTCGTTGATTTTGATTATTCCACGGTCGAAGAGCTGAGCTCCGATGTTCATCCTTGTCTGCAGTGAGGCACACTGCAGTCTGTCAGCGGTGAACACTATCTTGTTACCACAACTGCGCTCACGCTCTGATAACAGCTTGAAGGTGCACTCAAGTGAGAGCTGTATCACTATCGGTTCAATCACCGACTCATAAAATGCATTCCACTCCGCCTCGTTGAACTGGCTCATGAGAATCTTGTCATTACAGTTGTAGTACCTGTAGATATTCTCTCGCAGGAACTGGCTCTGCACTGTCGGTATGGTCTGTGTCTTCTGGTTAATTTCAAAAAAATCTGTTGAAGAATCAAGACCGGCAAGGCCACCCTCATTGGATGCGTCCATATATGCTTTTTGGAAGTTCACAACCTTCTCTCTCAGCTCATCCTCGTCGATGAAGTTGTTGTACTTCAGATATCCCTTAAGGTTCGCTGACTGTCTGACCACGTTTCTCAGTGATTCTGCCGTCACATTCAACAGCTCCAGTGATGTCTTGAGCTGTGCATCGGGCGGAGTACCTAAGAATCTCTTTTTGTTGTAACGTGATTTCAGGTGTATGACCGCCTGATATGGCACTGTATATTCCTTGCCGTCATAGTCCCATGTGAACTTGAAAAACGTATTGCCCTTCTCATCGTCCCATATGCGGTGTGATGTGGTCGTAATGGGATTGATGGACTTCACCTTCGTGAAATCGTCGTTGTAGAATATGACTGCAAAGGCATTGGATCTGTATACCAGGTCTGATGCCATCTTGTAGAGTGCGTCATACGGTGTCATTTCCGGGTTCCATCTCAGCGATAGCATTCTTGCCAAATAGTCGTCTCTGACCGTCAGTCCCTTGGCATCATTCCTTACAAGCTGTGGCTTGAGCTTTCCGCAGTTTGTGCCTATGCAGTTTGCAATGGCTCCAACTATGTCACTCTCGTATAGATCGCTCCCCGGCTGATACTCGCCTCGTGATATGAGCAGAGGCATATATTTCCATTTTTTAAAATTGGCCAAATCTTTAAGTATTCCCGTATGTCTCACCCCTTTCTTATCTGCCTCAGTATCATGCTATCAAAAAAAGCCGGTCAATTCTGATATGATTGACCGACTTATCTTTTTAGGTTTTTTAACTGGTTTCCGTACTCCTTGTGGTACTTCATCTTGACTGTCAGTGCGTCTATCACTGCCATAGCTCCATCTATGTGTGCCCGAGGCTCTATCTTTACAGGCTTCATTCTTGAATCGTTTATGTCGATGTTTACGGCTACGTTCAAGAAATGAGCCTTTAGCAGATTGTTGGCACCGATTTCAATCTTTTTGTCTTTTAGATTGCCCTCGAATGCGTGCAGGACCGGTGTGAGGTTAGTGCCCTGGTATACATCATCCACCTTGAAGCCGCTCTCCTTCATGTCCTGTATCAGGTACTGTGAGGAGTAACGGTCGTAGCCTGTCATGAGCGGCTTGATTTTGTATATCCTGACTAGGTCTATAAACCATTGGAACACATCCCTGTACTGTATCTGATTTTCTCCGGATATCCGTAAGAAGCCCTGCTGCAAAAATATGTCATACGGCACTCCCTCCTCTTCGATTGCCACCTTATAGCGCTCAAGGGGCATCCAAAACTGTGCGAAGATGTAATCAATGCCGTCTTTTTCTATGTCGACTGCTGCCGCCGTGAGGTCTGTTGTCTTAGACAGATCGATGCCGCCGACACAATAGTATCCCTTGAAATCTTCAAGGCTCAGCTCCACAGGTGACTTGTCCGCTTTCTTTTTCTGGCATCGTTCCACATCCTCGTAGCTCAGCCATGCAACAGAGCTGTTCTGCTTGATGTTGCAATATTTGCACAGAAACTCTGATTTTTTTGACAGTGAGCCGTGTGCAATCTTGATTTCGTTAATGTAGAATGACTCGCGGAGAGCAACTCCCATGTTTGGGTTTGCTTTCTTAAGTTCGTCTATATCATCCCATTTCTCAATGTCATCAATCATGTACAGGAATGGCAGGAGTTGCTCTTCCTGCGATGAACCTCTCAGAAACGCTGTCGAACGTCTGAAAAGCTCGTCAAAAATACCGTCATTGACATAGCCTGCTGTAGATGTCGAAATAGTCAACGGCTCATTTCTTGTACCAGTACCTGACTTCATGACCTCGTACTGCTTCAAGCCCTGCTGCCCCGGCCATGCTTCCATCTCGTCATTGACGGTGCATGATGGGTTGAATCCATCCGCTTTCTTGGCATTAAATGCAAGCTTCTTGATTGTCGTGTTCAGGCTCTCGATGTAGATGTCGGAGCGCCTTTTCTTGGTCAGTTCGTCCAGCTCGTCATCTGCCTGCGTTATCTTGTAAAAATCGTTGTATACAATTTCCGCCTGGTCTAATTTTGGTGCAAGGCAGTAGAGCTCACCGCCGTACTCTCCATCAACATAGGCACTGTATGCCATGATAGCAGCCACTAAAATGCTCTTACCGTTCTTTCTTCCGATGAGGATAAACACTTCCCTGAACTGCCTATATCCGGACTCCTTGTCAATGATGCCGAATATCACAGATACAAGAGCCTTCTGCCATAGCTCCAGCTTGATAAGGTCACTCCTGCCTTTGTTGTGATGGCAGAAATTCTCTATGAAGTTGATGACTTTCTGTGCTTTGCTGTCATCGTACAGCCAGCGCCCGGAGTCGATTCCCTCAATCAGGATGGTGTAGAGGAGTATGATCCATTCGCCGGCTATAATTTCGCCTGATGTAATTTTCTCGTAATACTCACGGATGTAACCGCCCTGCTGCTTTTTCTTTCTTGGCATATTATTCTCTCATGGCCGCAAGCCTTGATACTTTCTTCTTTTCGTGCACCGGAAGATAGTCTATCAGGCTGTTGATGATGCTTGAATACTGCTTGGAATACTTGTCATAAATCGTGGCTGACGGATGTGCCTTGGTGAACTTCTGAGCCGCGTTCTTGGTCTCAATCGTAAGCCCCTCTTTTTTGAGCTCTTCTTTTGCCTGATAGCAAGCCACTTTTAGGAAAGCAGCTTCATCAATCAGTGAAAAAATGAGTTCTTTTCGTCCCGGATCATCCACACTCTCGAAAAGTTTTCTAAGATTTTCTATCTCTTTTTTGATTCTTGCACTTGTCAGCTTATTTACTCTTTTTTTAGGCTTTGTCGGCTTTTTTGGTGTTTCTTCTGTCAATTTTATCCCCCCTCTTATTGTGCGCGACCTTGCGGAGTAAAATTTAGGTTGCTCCCTCGGTTCCTAGGGCGCCGTGCCATACGCGCACCCCGGGGGGTGCTGTCGCGCAAAATTATTTCTGTGTGTTCGATTTACGTTCGATTTGAATTATGTTGCCGTATTCGTCGAATCTGTATCGCTTCTCATACTTGCTCTTATGCTCTTCGTTGTGGTGCCTTGCGCAAAGAAGCTCAAGGTTGTCGAACGACAATGTAACTCTTGGGTTGTTAATGTTCTCAGGCGTGATGTGCTTCTTGTGGTGTACAATGATTCCCGGCTCGACATCCTTGAGTGTTATCCTACCCTCTGCCAGCTCCTTTGTACAGCGCTCACACATGCCACGCTGTAGCTTGTAGTATGCATCGCGTGTGTTCTTCCATGCTTGTGAGTGATAGAAAGCCTGTGCGTATTCCTTGGCCATGTTCTCTCCTTTGTGCTTATGATACTATGTGTTGTCGTGTGATTGTGATACATCTATCATGTCCATGTGTACAGCCACTAGGTACATGAGCCTTGATCTATAGCGGTAGAACAGAGACCTACAGACCATGGTATCGCCCAGCATCTCCCAAGGTGTATTGTACTGTATACTCTCGTATAGCTTGTCTATGAGCGCCTTGCGTGTAGATGCTGTGAATCCGTCAAGCTTCAGCTCTTTCATGGCGGCTTTGATAGCTTTGTCTGCCTTGATGTCAAACGCTGTGGCTGTGCCTCTTCTGATACGCTTCTTTCGATCCTTGTCTGAGTGTATGAGTGCCTTAACTATTCTCTTGTAATCTTCTCCAAGGTATTCCATCGTGCCTCCTCAATTCCGAACCATGCGAGCATAAATGTAAAACGCTGCATTGATGCCGTTGTACTTAACCTCTGCATCCAGGAATTTGTAGCCCGGATATGCTTTCGTGAGTTCTGTCTCTAATACTGTGTGGTCTTTGGCCATCCTCTCAACACGGCGCTTCTTGAACTTGCTATAACTCTTTGTCGGCTCCGGTGGCTTCTTTAAGTTTCTTGAGCTCACCCACCTCTTGGTGCCGTGTGGATTACTTGATATATATGTTCCTAACCCTGTGATGAGGAAATCATCATCAGGTGATATTCTTCGCGTATTTGGTCTGTCGCATTTATTCCACAGAGATTCCAGCTCATCTCTGTCCATGCCGTCTCCGGTCATGAGAATGTGGAAATGTGGTCTCACATATCCATCAAATGCGAGCACGTATATGTACTTGATGTTTCCAAGTCCTTTTCTTTTTCTCCGGTAATTTATCTTTGCAATAAAATTCTTGATATCTTTTCTGGCTCTCTCTTCGTCTGTCGGGAGCTTGTCATCATTCCACCCAAACGTGCACCACAGGTCACCTTTTCCAAAGTTGATATTCCCGAGCCTTATCAGATACCGCCTTGCATTTTTATCGTTTAGGTTTCTTTGGGCCTTGCTTGATGGTCTCTTTTTGGTCTTCGGCATGTCACTGAGTCTTGAATAGCTTGGGTATATCTGAGCTTCAAGGAGAGTGGTCTGCGACTTGATGTTGGTGCACTTCGTGGTGGCTGTTCTGTACAGGCAGTTTACCTTGCCCTCTCTGAGGAGCTTCTCAAGCCTCTCCTCCTCGGTGTCATCTATGTATTTTTTGAAAGCTTCTTCGTAGTCGTAGTTGTCGTATCTTCTCATACTGTGTACTCTTAAATATAAAAATCCCTCGTATGTTAATACCCATTACAAGGACGATAAAGAATTTTTATCTACTATATTATGGGTTTACTGCTGCCTTTGTGCCGCTCTCATCTTTCTGTTGTATTCAGCCTGATACAGGAGCTTTTTGTCTGTTGTCAGGGTGATGTGCTTGAGGGCAGTCTCGTGCCTCTTTAATTTCTCGCACGTTTGTTCCCAATCTTTCCATATTGTATCGGTTATGTTTCTTTTCATGGTTTTTCCTTTCCTCTATATATGTAGAGACACAGCCTGCTTGTGCAAGCTGTGTATACATGTCTTGTAATATTTGCAGGTCGGTGTGCAGTCGATAGAATCAAATTTACATTTTTGGGGTTTTATCGGTTTCATATCGCTCACTGTTCTGCTCTTCAACTGCTGCCTCCTTTGGTTCATATCCCATGCACTTTACCGGTCTGCTTGGTTTGCCGCATTTCTCATAATATTTGCAATTCTGGCATTCATTTCTGTTCATTGTGTTCCATGCTGTCATTTTCTTCACCTTCCTCTCTGATATTTACTATGTTCTGACAGCCACAATGTGGGCAGTCGAATGCTTCAAATATCTTTGCTGCTTTTGTCAGCCCTTCCAGCGCTCCTATCTTTTCTGTCGCTAAATATCTATTTTCCTTCATTAATTTGAATCTTTTTCCACATATTTTGCACTTCATATTATTATTCTCCTATTCGCTTATCTCATCACAATTCTTTGCATAATCCCAATCGTCCGACTCGCCATCGAACCAATCAAACGTGCAGCCTTTTCTGCCGTCTGCATCTATCGTGCAGTAAAAGAGGCATCCCTCACAGCCGCCCTGTGCTTCGTATTCCTGTAATGTCATCTCACCCTCCGAGGTAAAGGGAGCTGGGTAAGGGCTCCCTTAGTTAAATGGCTTACAAATCAGTTTCGTGATATAAATTAATTCGCATGCCCGGTTTCTTTCGCACTTTCGCAGGTGTTTCAACCTATAGCTCATAGTGTGGTGTCTCTATCCAGTAGAAATCCACTCCTGAGAGGAGTCTTAAGACCTCAAGCTCCGGCTTGTAGGCAGGACTCGTGAAGCATATTCCGACTGCCATCTCGTCGTTGTATGATATAAGCCAGTCATCATGCACGGCAAAGGTGCTTGGTGGATTTTCGTTTTCACGGCACTTGTCCTGGTTGACTATGGCCAAGCGTGCATCGTTGATGAGACGCGCCCCGCCCGGTGTTTTAACTACCGACATCATGTTATCGTTCTGCATGATTTTAATTGGTGAGATTAGTGCTTCCTTTGTATCCTCTGCCATGTCCCACAGGAGCGGTTCTCTTTCTGTTTCAAACTGTGGGTCGTGTCCTTTCTGGTATGTCATGAACTCGCCCTTTTCCGGTGCAAGACCGCAGGTTTTGATTACGGTTCCTAAAAATTCTTTTGTGATTTTTTCTTTGTCAACTTCTATCATCCAGCCTGTACCATTCAGGATGTACATGCCTTTCTCTGTGAGACCAAACTTAACGCCCCACGATTTGTAATCAGCTTTTAAGATTTTTTCTAGTTTTGCGCAATCTATAAACATTTTCTACCTCCTAACTTTGTGGCTTTCCATATCTGTCAACCTTGCCGCTAAGCCATTGTCTGATTTTCCCCGGGAAAATTAAATCTGATGCCAATAAGCGGCCGCTATGGTGCTCCTCTGTCATGTAATCAGCCATTTCCTGCTCTGTGAGGGTGTTCATGTACTCTTTTCTTGTCGTGCATGCTTCTACGACTTCTATCTCCGGCTTTTCATCCTCTGTCTCGGGCTCATTTTCTTCTATACTTGGGGCTTCATTTTCTTCTTTTTCGATGCTCTCAGGCTCTGATTTTTCAAGGATTTGTGGGGATTTTTGCGCCGGCGCAATTTGCTCTCCAAGGCTCTTTTCTCCTGTCTGTTTCTCGGGCCTGTCTGCAGGCTCTTTATTATCCTCTCTGCAGTCTGTATCTCCGTCGGTGGAATCATCCTTTTGCTCTTCTCCTGCTCCAGGAGCCGGCTCATTATCTGCCACGCTTCCCGATTCAGTCTCTTTGACCTCATCAGCGCCAGCTTCTCCAACTGCTGCATTGTCATCCTCTGGCTCAGGAGCTTCTGCTGTAGTATTCTCTCCTGTTGGCTCATTTTCCTGTGTTTCATCGTCTCCTCCAAAATGGTTCTGCCATGTCCGGGCGCCTGCTGCATCCACATCAAAGATAGAGCACATAAGCTTGTAAAATTCCCACCATGACATATTCTTTGGTGTGTCTCCAAACTTCTTGATTGTGACGCGATTCTCGTACATCATCATAAAATAAAGACCTTTTTTGAATGAACGGTTTCCGGCCGGATTTACAATTTCTGCAAATCGGCTCATTGACTCCTCGTCAAACTCGTTTGAATATACCTCATTGAGGATATCCTTGTTCTCCTCAAAAAATTTTTCTATCAGCTGGCTTGTGTCATCCGCCACACCTGCTGCAGGCTCGGTCTTATTGAATCTCTTGAGTTCTCTTATGTCCTCTCTTGATGCTTCGGGCTGTATCATCTGTCTGTCCGAGTCGGGGAGCTTGAGCATCTCTTCAAGCTGGCTTCTTCCAAGGTCTGCATACTCCGGTCTCAAGTGTTCTGAATATCGGTCAATCGAGTATTCGCGGTTGATACTCATGAATCGACTTGTGGTGGATGCCTCAAGTCCGTACTCAGCCTTAGCAAATTCTGCTATACTCTTGTAGCCGTCATTCTCATAAAGCCTTTGGTCGTCAATCTGTCTGAGTACATAGCCTATTCTCACGAAGCTCTGCTTCACTCCTATAAGCTCCTGCCTCAGTTTCTGTTTCATCTGCGCCCAGTCATCGAGTGTCATCTGTACGTATTCCATATATCCTCCTATGCTATAGCCATTGCCGGCATATCTGTTGTCCTCAGTGTTCCTGCCACGAGCATTCGTATGTAGCTGTTGAGCCACTTCTGTATGTTTTCCTGGTCAGGCTTCTTGTCGTGGGCTCCGTACCATTGCAGTATTTTCGGTACTTCGGAATCAATCTCGACAGTTATGTACTGCATATTTGGTGCGTCCTTGAACCTCAGAAAAAGTATGTACGTCTCTCCCCGATCGTGTTTCCCTAAGTAGTTATCTCCTCCCACACAATGATGAAGTACTCGCCCCTCTGTTACTATTTCTTCTGCTGACTTTGCCGGTCTGATGATGTATGTATCATCCTCGTAGTAATATTTTTTCCTCAGTTTCCTATAGCTGTGTCGAATGTTTGGGAATCGTGCCGCAACATCCTTCAGATGTTTGTCCAGTTCTTCCTTGTTGACCTCTTCCACCATCTTTTCGTGGGCTTCATCCAGGTCATGTGGGAACTGATATACCGTGTTGGTCAGATCGTAGCCACTGTCTTCTCTCATGCTCAGGTAATCAACGTATGTAGCGGCCATGTGTCTGATTCTGTATACCGACTGACTGCAGCCTCCGTAATCACAGCAGGCATATTTCTTTATGCGGTTTAAAAATTTCTGCAATGTCATGTATTTCTTTGCGAGCATGACATGTGCGTATGTGAGTCCGGTCTCTGCCAACTGCTGCACCTGTTCATCTGTCCAGTTCTCCATGAATCTCTTTTCCATCTGCAGAACCCTCAGCAGACCTATGTCTCCCTTTTCCTTAATGAGCAGTTTGAGCTTTTCCTTTCTGATGCCGAGAAACTCATCCGGTCTCGTTGCTGTTTCATCCTCGATGAATCCATATTGGCATTTGATAAGTTTCTCAGCTACTCCTATCAGGTGCATCTTCACAAGCATCTCAAGCTGAGGTGTGCGCATGTAGCACTCAAGGTACTCAATCGGATTGCATACGTTCATGAGGCTGTCTGTGTATTCTTTCATGGCGCTGTATTTGAACATGGTTCCTGCCATCTCACCGTATGTCTCCGGAAGTATTGATCCGGAATTGATTCTGATGCTTGATAAGCCATACAGATTGCAGTCATCCCAGAAGTCTCTCCCTACATACGGATCATGCTTGTTATAGTCAACCTGTACCTTTTTGCCGGGTTCGAAATATGCTCTTGCCAGTTCAACCCCCGACAGCTTTTCATAGGCATTGTACATTTCATCGCCGTTCTCGCCGGCAATGAAGCCGAGTGTCCACTCTTTTTCCACCTGTATATACCTCATGACAAAGCCATTATCTTTGTATTTCTGTCCGAGAAACAGATACCGGGTTTTTCTGGTGCTGCCTTTTGCTTTTCCTTTGCACTTGTACTGTCCGTGGGCGCCACACATAGGGCAGGTGCCGAAGTCTCCTTCTCTTGGTTCTGTTATATGCTTTTCAAACTGTTCCTCATATGCTCCACTGTATTTCCACTTTGCAGTAGTCACACCGCCACACTTACTGCAGGCTATGTCAGCCCGGCTTCCATGCTTCTTGTAATACAAAAAGTGTTCGTCATGGAAATATACGTGATCAGCTCTGTACAGTATTGCTTTTTCGGGGAGCTCTTTGGTGTTTGCCTGCCTGTCCTTCAGTGCTTCCTGGCGCCTCTTGTACTTGCGCTCTGCTCTTTTTGTTCTTTCTTTTGATGTGATGTCGGCCTCATATTCAGCTATGTGCCCCCACCAACGAGTATCGTTGTATATCTCGGTGCCACAAAAGCTCTTTATTCTTGCAAGGTCTTCCGGGCTCTGCAGGATATTCTCGTCTGCCAGGATTTGCCCGGTGTATGTGTGTGTTTTTGTCCATATAGGGCTGTAAGCTGAAAGCTGCTGACGCGTCCATATCTGCTTGTCCGGCCAGTATGTACCGAAGTCTTTCTTGGTGAGTGTGATTCTCACCACAGGAACCTTTTTTGACTTCTTTTTATTTTCGTACACCTCAAGGATCAGATGCCTTTGATGCCCTATGTTCTTGACTGCGGTAACACCAATGTACTTCACGGATTTTATTCTGCTTATTTTTTTGAGTCCTAGGTATGGTATTTTTTCTATCGTCTTTTCTTTCATTTGTAGTACCTACTTCCCCATGTAGTAGTCAGTGATTATCTTCTTGGCTCTTGCCATGCCCGGTATACCGAGTGTGACTTTGCTCGCTGATACGCCTGCTGCCTTGATGATATCCTTGTCCACTGTCTGCTGATTCTTGAAGGACCATGTCAGGATAGCGGCTATACAGCCCTTCAATGTTTTGCCTTTCTTTCTGACATTGTGAGCTAAGAGTTCATTCTCCATGCACTGTCCTCTTAAGTACTCCACCCAGTCCTCCATAATTTCCTTTGGCTTAAGCTCTGCCGCCTCGACATCGATCTTGCCGAGTGCCGCCGTGAGCTTATCGCACAGCTCCGGGATTTCTCCGTTGGTGTACAGGTCCACGAAATCAGCCTGTATTCCATTTTCTTTTGCCACTACCTTTAGGGATTCTATGTCACCCTCATTAAGCAGGTTTTCTGCGAGCTCGTTAATCTCATTAAATGAATCAAATTCTCCAAACTTATCAAACATATGGTTTCTCCTTTAAAAAACTCCATTTATCGTATTTTCGCTCCGCATCTGTAAAATCCGGATAAAACACATCCAGATATGCTTTGAACATGCCGAGCATCTCTTTTCTGTCTCCACTGCTGCCGTTGTCCATCATATTGTGGTGGTAACGGCATCCTACTGCTCCGTTCTGCCTGATGCCAAGTCCCAATGATGACCGCGGGATATAGTGCATTATGTCCTGCATATTTCTCCCCATCTCATTTGCCGGTGGCATCCTGTAGCCCACCTGACAGAATATGCACATATAATTGTCACGTTCGCGGATTGCTGTTCTTTCTTTCTGTGAAAACTCTAAGTATTTTGTGTATTTTGGCATGTTTTCCTCCTACATCAGCTCCATCATGGCTGCCATGATCTTGCCATCGTCCTTCACCTGTAGCTCCTGAATGAGGTGCAGGTATACTCTCTGTGTTGTTTCCATGCTTGAGTGCCCGAGTCTCTTTGATATGCTCGGCAGTGTAACACCCTCACTCATGAGAATCGATGCGTGTGTATGTCTCAGGCCGTGAACTGATATCTCACGTATGCCTGCCTCTTTGCATTTTCTGTGGAGAAAATCATTCGCCGTCGAGCTGTAGATTCTTGGCCCGAAATTAAAGATTCTTTCATCAGGGTTCATGTCCTTTGTCAGCTTTTCAAAATTTAATGCCGTACGGTAGTCTAACAAAATTGATCTTACAGACGATTCGTTTTTTGTCTTGCAAAACTCATTTGTTATCTTATAATCGAATGCTTTCGTTATGTGAACCTTCAAGTTGTTAAAATCAAAATCGCCCGGTGTGAGTGCCAATGCTTCCTCGAATCTGAGCCCAGTCTTTGCAATCAGCATAATAAACCAGTCCCAGTTGATTTTGTTTCCGGTGTCAAGCACTTCAAGCAGCTTTTCCAGTTCCTTCTTGTTCAGGTATTTTGTGCGCTTATGGATGTTTGACAGTTTTCCTTTAATTACTGCCCTGTGAGAGATATCCCTCTCCAGGATCCGTTCATCGTACGCATCTATCAGTGACGCTCGCAGCATATGGTGAAAGTCCTGTACTGTAGTTTTCTCGTGTTCGAGAGCATATCTGTTCAGGATGTTCTGATACTCTGACTTTGTTAATTGTCTCATCGTAACGTCAGGTGCTAATTTTCTCAGCCAGCTTAGTGTTGTCTTGTATTTGATGTACGTGACCTCTCGCACGACATCTTTCTTGTATTTTTCCATCCACTCCTTGTAGTAGTCTACAAAGAGCTGTTCTCTTTGTTCTTCAAGTGTCATACTGCTGCTCCTTATACATACTTTCTGTGTGCCTGCTCCAGCGCATCCTCAGATATGTCAAGATATATCTGTGTGGTCTCTATATTTTCGTGACCTAATAGCCTAGAGACCTGCTCTATAGGCATTCCCCTGCGCAGAGCGAATGTAGCGCCTGTCCGCCTGAATCTATGTGGATGGCATTTATCAATTCCGCACTTCTCGCCGTAATCTTTGGTTATTTTTTCAAGACTGCCTTTTGATAATCTGGTTGCCTTTCCTCGTCGTGAAACAAAAAGCGCATCATTCTTATCAGTTCGGCTCTGCAGATAATCTGATAACGCTACCTGTGCCTTTGCGTTAAGATATACAGTCCTTGTCTTTTCACCTTTTCCAAGCACTTCCATCTTTTCACCTTTGATATCTGATATGTTCATCTGCTCAACCTCACTAACTCTGCACCATGTTGACAGGAGAACTTCAAGAATAGCCGTGTCCCGCTTGTCTGTTACAATCTGCCTGAGTTTTTCAATTTCAAGCTCTGTGAATGCGTGCTTTTTTCTCTTTGGCACCTTGACGCTGTCCACTTTGTACATCGGGTCTCTGGTGATGTACTCTTCCTTGGTCATCCACTTGTAAAATGATGCTATCGCTCGGCTGGTGTTTGCGATTGTGACCTTGCTGTTGCCATCTCTTATCTCCTTGGTGGCTAGATACAGCTTGATATCGTCTGATGTGACCTCAACAGGAGATTTGTTGACTCCTTCAAAGAAATTGTTGAGCTGTCCTTTGTAAAAGGCTAACGTGCGTTCTGTTCGTCCTGCCACTTTCTTGTTGATTAAAAACAATCTGATGTACTTTGAGATGTCATCTTCGTGGACTGTGGACAATTCTGTACACCGTTCTTCAATCTCGTACTTGCTGAGCAGGATATAGAGCCTGCTTCTGACTTTTTCTGTGTCTATGCTCTCGTCTGTCAGAATGCATAGTATTTCTTCCAGAAGCTTATCTCTCATAGCAACGCCCCCATCTCTGCCGGTGTACGCCACACTCTTTCCTTTGGGTAGCCCGGCTTGTACGGTTCAGCAAGTGAATCACCCTGTACCACTGTCGCCCGGATGCCTAAGAGTGAGAGCTGCACGTATGTCATATACACTGCAGTCCAGTCAAGGTCCTGCGCTGTGACATGCATATTTCTCTGTGGATTCAGTCCGTTATCTTTCATTAGCTGTGCAATTGCTATAATCATTCCTCCTGCACCGCAGGAAGGCTCTGCAACCTCTATGACATTGTCCTGCGAGAGCTTCCTGATGTCGGCTGTGTATCCTGTCGCTGCTGTGGCATAAGATACATGGTATGGCGTAAAAAACTGGCCTGTACCCTTGTTACCGCATCCGGATTTCATATAGATGTCTCCGAGCGCGTCATCAAACTTCTCATCGAACGTGAGAGTAACCGCTGCAAGCATGTTCGAGAATGTCATCATTTCATCATTTGTGTATTTCTTCTGGGTGAGCATATACTGCTGCTCCCTGTCTTCCCATACCTTGTCATGTATCATCATGCACGCGTTCTGAAGAGATATGGCTGACATCTTTACCCAGTCGGCAAACACCTCATATGGTGAGTGTCTGCCGGACATATTCTCAATACTTTTTATTATAAAATCTCTATGTTGCATGGATTTTTCCTCTTTTTGTGTTATAATATGTTCATGGTTTTTTCTTTTATTGTTGTTTTTTTCATGTAGTCCGGTCAGGAAATCAGATTTTCCCGACCGGTCTTTTTTATGCCTCAATCTGCATAACATATGGTGTGTCGCTCTCCATGCGCTCATTCACATCCTGAAGCATAATATCTGTCAGCTCCTTCAGTGCCTCGAACATGCTGTCGGTGATGAGTCTCTTGTCGTGTTTCTCCTTCACTACTCCGATTATGTAGCCGGCTGTGAGGGATGCTTCCTTTACATCTGCGCTCTCCTCAATCTTTCCGATCATGCCGATACACTTCTTAAATTCTTTGTACTGTTTCATTCCTGCTGTGTGTTTTTTAAATAATTTCATGTTTTTCTCCTTATGATGCTGCTTGCTGTTGTTTTGCCACCTCCGATGTCATGATTCCGATATCGAGTGGCTTCTCTGCCTTGATGGCAGCGTTTAACTGTTCCACTGTTTCGATTCCGAGTTTTTTAAGTGCCTCTTTAATCTTTTTCTCCATAAGTGACCTCCTAATATACCCAAATCCTCATTCCGAGTCTTGGCTTATCAATCGTCTCGATGAATTTCACTCCGAGTGATTCAAAGTCCTCTATCTTATCATGTGCTCTTACTCTGATGCCTTTGTATAGGAGTTCAGCACCCTTGTTCGTGGATCTGTACACTTCCATGTAAGATGCCGGGCCTATTCTGCTTGTTACTTCTTTAATTTTGAAATCTGCTCTTTCCATCTTCATTACCTTCCTTTCGCTGGAAATCTTCTTGCTAAGTCTCTTGTTGCCATCTGAAATGCCTGCTCTCTTTCGTCTCCTGTGGCTCTGATTATTTCCCGGCCGTTCTGTAAAATCCTGATTGTGTGCTCACCGGGTTTTTCTTTCAGTGTCATTGAGAGATGGTGCCGTTTTTGTCTGGGACTGAATGTCTCATAGAAGAGGTCTATTATTGTCTTCATACAGTTTTCCTTTCCCCGGGCTTGCCGGAGCACCGCACGAAATGGATTTATATGGTTCACAAGAGGATTTGTTGTATATGGGTAGTTTTGCGGTGCTCCGGTAAGCCCGGATATATTTTTTATTGATTCAGCATGCACTTCACTTCTGCTTTAAGCTCAATGAGACTTGCAAGGTATGCCGCCTCTGCAAGGGCTTTTTCTCTCTTGAGGGCTTGATATTTCTCCTCGTTCCAGTCTCCTCTCATTCTCAGACAGAATCTGTTATATTCTTCATCCTTCCTGTTGTCTGCCTCATCTGCTTTATCTATTTTCTTGAGGATTTTCTCAAGTCTGAGTGATTCTTCCTTTGTCATAGTTTTTTCCTTTCACATTGCTTTTTAATGAGCTTTTCCCAGTTCGTAAACAATTGCAAAAGCTGTACTCGTCACGCATACCCACGCTGTGTACATCCTACTTCCTAGTGGTATTTTGTTCATAATTACAATGCACGATATTGCAATTATGTAAACCAGGAGTAAAAGTATTACTTCATACATGGTCCTCTCCTTCTTCAAACAAAGCCGGTTTATATGTCTCTTTTGCAATATGCTTCTTTGTCTCGTATCTCGTCTGCTTTCTTTTCTTCTCTTATCTCGTCTAATATTTCATGCAGCAATGCGGTCTGATACATTATTTCCTTTCCTATAACGGAGTCCGGATCTATACATACCCGCTTTCTTTTCTCCTTTGCTTTTTCTCTCTTGATTTCATCTCTTTGCATTTCTGCAAACTTTGAAATCTCTTTATAGATTTGATTTCCCATACGGTCCTTTCCTTTCATAGCCTTACCTTATTCATTGTCCTCGTGATCTCACCGTCTGCTCCTGTCAGGTACAGTACCGCGAGTACCGTCTCCAGCTTGACGCCATTCCTCAGCTGATGTGACAATGCCTGTGGCGTTACATCAAGAAGGCTTGCCACCTGCTCCAGCTTGATGTTGTCATTGAACATCAGCTGTCTGCACTTGCTGGTGAGCTGCTTTCTCACGTCAATGATTCTTCTGTTTGTTGTTAGTTCTCTTACTCTTGGCATGGTTTTCTCCTTTCTGTTAATTATCTGCATCAACTTAAAGTTGACTTAGTGGGCAAAAAAATATTATCAACAGGGATATTGTATATCCTACTCATCATTTCAAGCTGAGCAGGCTTAGGTATAACTCTATTGTTTTCCCAGTTGACAATTGTCTGCTTATTGAGGTGCATTTGCTCTGCAACATCAGCTTGCGTCATGTTTGCGTTTACCCTAGCGGCCGCTAGGCTAATCTGTAGCTTATCCAATTGAATACGCTCCTTTCTTGATTGACTATCTTTGTTACATCCTCATAATATATCAACTTTTAGTTGAAGTCAATACTAAAAGTTGATTTTTTTATTTTTTAGCTTGTCTTTTTTCAACTTACGTTTTATAATACAAATAAAGAAAGGGGATGATTATTATTTCAGAACAAGAATTTAATCAAATTTTTTCAAAGCAATTAAAACATCAACTTCAAATACACGAAATGACACAATCTGATTTGGCCAAACGTCTTGGAGTCAGTACACAGTCTGTTACTAATTGGTGTAAGGGTGCGAAGACTCCTCGGATGGATAAAGTAGATTCCATGTGCAAGATATTTAATTGTCGCAGATCTGACCTGATGGAAGAAAAATCTTCGATTTCGCTCAATAATAATGATAAAACAATTCTTGATAAGTACCACCTGCTTAATGATGAGGGCAAGCAACGGCTCCTGGAGCGTGCCGATGAACTTATTGAACTTGGTTACGTTGCAAAAGGGGACGTACTGAAAGAGGCGTAAGGTACTCCGTTGTGAAGAATATTATAAAATTTAAATAAGGAGGTACTTATGGATAAAAAGGAATTTGATGAACGTTTAAATGCATTGTCTGAAAGAGTCTTATCTAAAGCTCTTACACCTGATGATGAAACAAATTATACTGAATCATTATTTGAATCAATCAGGCACGTAAATGAATATGGTCAGGAGTTTTGGTATGCAAGAGAGCTACAGGCTGCGCTCGAATACAAAGAATGGAGAAACTTTTGTAAAGTAATTGAGAAAGCCAAAACAGCATGTGATGGTAGTAATACCTCTATTTCTAGCCATTTTGTTGACGTCAACAAAATGGTAACTGCCGGAGTTGCTTCAAAAGAAATTGACGATATGGAATTATCCCGTTATGCCTGCTATCTTATAGTGCAGAATGGAGATCCGCGAAAAAAGGTAATCGCACTTGGTCAATCATACTTTGCTGTTAAAACGCGTCAGCAGGAACTTATTGATAACTACGATAACCTCAACGAGGATCAGAAGCGTTTGGCCATCCGCAAAGAAATGAAAGAACATAACAAGCTTCTTGTAGCTGCTGCCAAGGATGCCGGTGTGCAAAGTGGTATTGATTATGCAATATTTCAAAATAGTGGTTACAAGGGACTTTATGGTGGTATGACCGCTAAGGATATCAAGGCTCATAAGCAGTTGGGCAAGAATGATGACATATTAGACTATATGGGTCATGAAGAACTTGCCGCTAACCTCTTCCGTGCAACACAGACAGAGGCAAAGCTTCGCAGAGAGCAGGTAAAAGGCAAAGAAAATGCAAATCAGACTCACTATGCTGTTGGCAAGGAAGTCCGTGATACTATTAAGCGATTAGGTGGCACAATGCCCGAAGACTTACCTACACCAGATAAAAGTATCAAACAGCTCGAGCGTGAGCAGAAACTGCTGCAAAAGAAAAAATAAAATTTGCGCCGGCGCAATTGAAATAAGCGCCCTGCAGGTACCAGCTGCAGAGCGCTCATATATTCATACTCCGAAAAGTATGATCTAGGCACATACATTATACCTTTCGGAGTGGCATTTGTCGAGAGACAGGTGTTATTTTTATACTCTTTTTTTAGAAAGGATGATGATTATGCGTGTTGAAAAGCGAGGTAACAGGTACCGGATTCAGAAAATGATTAACGGCAAAAAGTACAGCCTGAGCTTCGACCACAAGCCCGGAAAGAAAGAAATTGAGGAAGCCCTGCGAGGCATTGATACCTCTGTTAAGATTAAGGGCACCTTTAAGAGCTACGCTTCCCAATATATTTCCATCAAGGAGCATGTGCTCTCTCCGACCACAATAAAATCATACCGTGGACTGCTGCGCAATATATCCGATGATTTCAAGAAGACAGCCATCAAGGATATGACTGCTGCCATCGTCCAGTCGGAAATCAATAAGATAAGCATTAGGAAGTCTCCGAAGAGCACCACGAACAATAATGGCTTTATCTCTCCAAAGACTGTGGCAGAGTATCACGGCTTTATTTCTGCCGTGCTTAGAATGTACCGCCCCGACCTCATGCTGCACACGACTCTCCCGGCACGTATCAAGTACACTCCGCATGTTCCGTCTGATGATGAAATCAAGGCTATCCTCGACGCATCAAAGGGAACTCGCTACGAGCTGGCTTTCAGACTTGGCATATATGCGCTCAGGCGCTCGGAAGTGTGTGCGGTCACAGCAGCTGATCTGGACGGCAATATGCTCACCATTAACAAATCCCTTATTGAGGGTGAGGATGGCTATGTGACGCGTGAAAAGAATAAGACAGAGGAATCCTCCAGGACCATCTACGTAGATGACTGTGTGGCCGGACTGCTCCGGAAGCAGGGTGTAGGCTTTGCCGGGACTCCTGACACTATCCTTGAAACTCTGCACAAGTACCAGAAGCAGCTTGGCATTGATTCTTTCCGCTTTCATGACCTGCGCCACTATTATGCTTCGATGGCTCACTCACTCGGCATCCCGGACAGCTACATCATGGCCGCCGGTGGCTGGAAGACCGACCATGTGCTCAAATCTGTATACAGGCATGCTCAAAAAGACAAGGAAGAGGACATGATGAAGTTTGCATCAATATATATATCTGAGATATCCGGATGAAATCTTGGGGAAATCTTGGGGAAATCTTGGGGAAATCTTGGGGAAATTTTGGGGAAATTTTGGTGAAAAAACATCTTTAAATTGAAAAATCAGTTTTAATAAAAGGCTTTGCACAGTGACGTGTAAAGCCTTTATTTATGCGGTTTTGCAAGTAAAAAGGCGGTTTTATCGCAAACCGCCTTTTAGTGGACTAGACGGGAGTCGAACCCGTGTCCGAAATA